CGATCACGCTGACGGCTGGCACGTCAACTAGCGTGGCATGGGCTGGCATGAGCGCGAATCACCGCGTGGCCCTTACTCCAACCAACGCGGCAGCGGCCGGATTAAGCCCCTATGTATCTGCACGCACAGCAGGCACCGGGTTCACTCTTACACACGGCACGGCGGCCGGGACCGAAACATTTGACGCTGTTGTCATCCGCTAAGTTGGTGCCAGTTCCGGCCGACAAGCTCAATGCGGTGTGGCCGGCGCTGAGTAAGTGGGTCGATCGGGCGCGCAGCGAGGCACATATGCCGGTGGATCTTGACGCGATCAAGGCCAAGCTTGACGCGCGAGACATGCAGCTGTGGGGCGTGCGCATAGATGGCCGGACAGTCGGCGCGGTGGTGTCTGAGGTCTACGGTACGACATGCGCGCTGCCATACGTCGCCGGGGAGCACATTCGAGAGTGGCTGCATTTGCTGAGTGTGATCGAGGAATGGGCGCGTCAGAATGGCTGCACGCGGATCGAAGGCAACGGGCGGGCCGGCTGGGAACGGTTGCTGAAGCGTCAAGGCTGGCGTGCAGTGCAAGTGACTGTGGTTAAGGAACTGGAATAATGGGCGCATCGAAAACCACACAGACCACGGTCGAGAACAAGAAGGTGGACCCGTGGGCACCTGCGGTGCCGTCGCTCAATCGTGGGCTGGCTGCTGCAAATGAAGTTTACGACCAGCGGCGCAATCAGTCGTTTTTCCCCGGCCAGACCTACGCTAATTTTTCTCCGGAAACGCAGCAGGGCCTGACGGCCATGACCAACCGGGCGCAGGCGGGCTCAGACCTGACGCGCGGCGCGCAAGGCATGATCAACAGCACATTGCAGGGCACATATTTAACCGAAGGTAATCCCTACTTCACATCGATGGCGGATCGAATCACGCAAAACGTGTTGCCATCGATCACAGCGCAGTGGGCACGAGCTGGACGCGGGACCGGGAATAGTGAAGTGGTTGAGGCTGCATCGCGTGGTATTGGTGATGCAATCGCGCCGATCGCGTATCAAAACTATGCTCAGGAGCGCGGCAACCAAATGACGGCGGCCGGCATGGCTCCAGGCTTGGCGCAGCAGGACTATGCGGACATGGAGCGTATTCTCGGCGTCGGCCAGATGCGGGAAGCGCAGGATCAAAAGGGCATCACTGATCAGATGATGCGCTACGACTACGACCAGAACCGCGACGCTCGCGCGCTAAGCGAATTTCAGGGCTACACGCTGCCGGTGTCGCAGCTCGGGCAGCAGTCGAGCGGCACGAGCACGGCGACGACCCAGCAGCAACAGAGCCCCGCACAAACGGCGCTCGGACTTGGCCTTATGGGCGCGTCGATGTTCGGGACAGGCGGGATGTTCCCGGGTGCCATGAGCGGCATCGGAAGCGCACTAGGTTTCGGCGGTTCGGGGCTCAGCCCTGGCATGCTAACGGCGATGCAAGCGGGCGGTATTCCGACGATCCCCGGCGTCATGGGACCGATGAGGCCATTCTAACGTGGCACTGACGACTCCGCTCACCCTACGCTACAACAATCCCGGCGCGGTCGAGTTCAAGCCGTGGATGTCGGCATATGGCGCGACACTTGGCCCAAATGGCCGATACGCGCAGTTCGGTAGCCCTGATCAGGGCTATCAAGTCATGTCGCGCATACTTGACACTTACCAGAACAAGCACGGGCTCAATACGGTTGGCGGCATCGTCAATCGATGGGCACCGCCGCAGGTCGATAACAACTCGACTTCGCAATATGCGGCCAGCGTCGCCAAGAGGCTCGGCGTTGACCCAAACGCACCCCTTACACCAGAGCAGCGGCCCGGACTGATGCAGGCCATGGCAGCCTATGAGGCGGGCCGCGCGCCGGCACCTCTCGGCGCCTCACCGTCGCAACAGTCGCCGCAGGCAATCACCGCACCCGGAGCCGCCCCAATGCCGCTGAACGACGCACAGCCGCAAGGTTTTGATCTCAATCAGTGGGTCATGTCGCCGCTGTTCCAGATGGGCGCGGGTGTGCTCGGGTCGCAGAATATCGGCCAAGGGCTGATGACTGGCAGCCAAGCGGCAAACAACTTCGCGCAGTCGCAGCGCAAGAGCCGCCGCGACGATGAGTTGTTCCCGCTGCAGAAACAGCTCATGCAAGCGCAGATCACCAAGGCGAATGAGCCGGCGTCGAGTGACGACATCCGCGAATTTCAGTTCGCAAAGCGCGACGGGTACGCGGGCGGGTTTGCCGATTGGATGAAGCAAAAGCGCGAGATGAACGGCCAGACGGCGCAGCAGGTCACGTGGGGCACTGACGCCAGTGGCAACTACGTTCCAATGCAGGCCAGCCGCGACGGCAAGCTAGTGCAATCGCAGCTCCCGCCGGGCGTGACGCCGGTTCCGGCTGAGGTGCTGGCATTCCGCCGTGCCGATGCGAAGGAACGCGGCGAGGCGGCGGGTAAGGCTAAGGCAAGCCTGCCCGGTGTCGAGTCGAATGCAAAAATCATGATTGACGCCCTGAATTCGATCAAAACGGACAGTTATTTGCCGACGATGACACATCCGTTCTGGGGCCGGATGCCGAATGTGTCTCAGGACGCGGTCGATTCAAAGGCGCGTATTGACCAAGTACAGGGTAAGGCGTTCCTAACTGCATTCGACGGCCTAAGAGGTGCCGGCGCAATTACAGAAACGGAAGGCGCAAAGGCAACAGAAGCGATATCGAGAATGCATGCGCTGCCTGTCGGGACTGAGCGCTACAAAGCCGCGGTTGACGACGTCAAAAAGGAAATCGAGGCTCTTGTTGAAGTTGCGCGCAAGAAGGCAAGCGCAGCGGAGCCGTCCTATACTGTGCGCGGCCAGTCGCAGCCGATTGACCTTGGCGGCGGCATCAAGATCAGGAAGCTCGACTAATGGCACGCTACGAGGTCGAGGGGCCGGACGGCAGCCGCTACGAGGTGACCATGCCGGAAGGCATGACGCCTGAGCAGATCAGCACGCGCCTTCGTGAGCACTTTGCCACGATGGGCATTGAGGCGCGGCCGGTTGCATCGCGAGCAGCGCCAGCGACGCCGGCCGCTGCACCTCAGCCGCGTTTCCCTGGCCTAGACTTCAATGCGCCCGTCGCAGACGTGCGCGCGGCTATCGCGGCGCTGCCCCAAGAGCAGCGCAAGGACGCATTCAACGAGTGGGCCAAAACCTACGTTGCCAACGAGCGCAAGGGCGGCGGCATGATGCAAGGCATTCGCGACGTGGGGCGCAACCTCGCACGCGGAACGCCTGTAGGCTCATGGCTCGATGAGGCCAACGCCGGCACGCAAGCCCTCATGAAGCGGCTCGGGCTCGGCGGGTCGGACTACGACGAGGCAATCGCCTACCAGCGCGCGACCGACGCGGCGATTGACAAGGACAGCACCAAGATCGGCGCGCTCCCGGTTATTGGCGATGTCACCATGGGCGGGGTTCAGAAACTCGCGGGCGGCCTGGCATCGGCGCCCGTCACGCCGATGATAAACGTCATGCGCGGTGCAACGATGCTTCCTCGCATGGTGAATGCAAGCGTAACGGGTACGGCCTACGGCGCTGGCTACGGCCATGGCGAGGGTACGACTGACATGGAGCGGCTGCGCGGCGCCGCGCTTGGTGCGTCGATGGGTGCCGGCCTCGGTGCAGCGGCTCCACCGATTGCAACGGGCGTGTCGCGCTTGCTTAGGCGCTCGCCGCAACCACAGGGCGCTTTAGCCCCGATGGACCGCCGCGCGGTGGCCAACGTGGCGGACGATTTGGTTGCAGACGGCCAAGTAGGAGCAAGGCCGGTTGAGCCGGAGGCGATGATTGCCGATCTTGGCCCAAATCTGCAAGGTCACGTCGGCGCTATCGCGCGCATGCCGGGGGAAGGCAAGACGGTCGCTATCGACGCGCTCGGCGCCACAATCGGCCATGGGCGACGCGGCGGCGCACCGGCCCGCATTCAGGCAGATGTCGACGCTGTGCTCGGGCCGCCGCAGAACCTTGTGCAGCTCGAGCGGCAGGTGGTGCAGGATGCCAACGCGCGAGCGCGGCCCCTCTATGATCAGTTCTACAATACGCCGATGCCGCCAACGCAGGAGCTGGTCAACATCCTGCAGGCGGTTCCTGAAAACGTCGTGCGCGCGGCGCAGCGGCTTGCGGCGGCCGATCGCGTCGACATCGCACGACCGGAAGCGTTGCCCCGTCTCATCGAATACATCAAGCGCGGTCTCGACGATCAGGTTGAAAACTTGCGCCGTGCCGGCAACATGGCCGAGGCGCGGACATATACAAACCTGACACGCGATCTGAGGCGCGAGGTTGATACGATCTTGTCACCGCAAAGCCCCGCGCTGGGACCGTGGGCGACTGCACGCCGAACGGCAGGCACGGGCCAGCAGTTCCGCGAAGGGCTCGAGCAAGGACAGGGAGCGTTCTCGCGCGGAACGCACCCGGATCAGATGCGCGCTGATCTGGCGGGAATGAACGCGGTGCAGCGCGGCGGGTTCAATGCCGGCGCTCGCGGCCAGATCCGCGACATCATGGGCGAGGCGTCATCCACGCTAGGGTCTACCGGTGACAGCGCCGTCATGAGGCGCCTTGGCAGCGATTATGCACGCGACAAGCTGGCTCAGGTGGCAGGCCAGCCCGGCGCAGATCGACTTGTCACGAGGCTCGACGCTGAAGGCATTTACGAGCAGACGCGGCAGGCAGCGGTTGGGAACTCCGTTACCGCTGCCATGCAGCAAAATATGAAGCGCTACGGCGGGCGCACCGATCCGCAAGTGGCAGGCGCGGGAGGCGATAGCCTGTGGGGCGACGCCAAGCGCGCGGCGCGATGGGTGCTTAACAAGATGACCGCAGGCTATCTCGATGAGCGCTCCCGCGCGCAGGCGCTCGACGCAGCTCGCATTCTGACCGCTCAAGGCCCGCAGCGAGACGACTTCATCCGAGAGCTTCAATCGTTCGTTCAGCGCCGCGACATCAGCCAGCGTCAACGCGCGGCCGGTGAAGAATTGTTGCAGAACGTCATGACCGGCGGGCGTGGCGCGGCGGTCGGCGCCGTACCCCAGCCCGGCGCAATAGGCGCGGAACAAAGACCTTAAATTCTCGACGCTCATACGGCGAGCTGAGGCGATACCCCAGCCATACAGCGCCAATGAGCACCACGGGAATCGTCCAGTAGACGTTCAGCATGGTCTGGCCCAGTGCGGCCAGGATCGTGATCGTGATCACCACAACGGCAGCTTGTCGCATGCGTAGCCCTTTGAGCGCGAGAACATATCGCTATGGCCGAGCTTGACGACCTGTCAACGACCGACGCATCGAACACGGCGCGTTTTCCAGAGAACATGCAGTTTCGCAATGTCAACGACAGCGCCCGCGCGCTGGAGGGGATGATTGCGCGCGAGTTCAAAGACCGCAACATGAGCCTGAACTCGACGGGCTCGAGCAACGCCTTTGCGGTCACGCCGAACCGCACCATTGCCTCGCTTGCTGATGGTCTGACTATTGGGTTCACGGCCAATCACTCAATCACCGGAGCCGCCACGCTGAACGTCAGCGGCCTCGGTGCGCGGCCTATCGTGTCGAGCAACGGCAGCGCTCTGGCATCTGGCGACATCGTATCAGGCCAGAAGCTTCAAGTCGTTTATCGATCGGCCACGGCGGACTTCCAAGTGGTCGGCGATCGTGCATCCGGCACGTCGGCGGACATGACTGCGCGCGTATTCCCGGTCGGCGGCATCATCCCATGGCCGACATCGACGGCGCCGACAGGGTGGCTGCTCGCTTACGGGCAGGCTGTGAGCCGGACCACCTATGTCGAGCTGTTCGCGGTCTATGGCACGACGTATGGCTCCGGCGACGGATCGACGACATTCAACGTTCCCGATTATCGCGGTCGCGTCCCCTTCGGCAAGGACGACATGGGCGGCTCGGCAGCGTCGCGGCTTACGTCGTCTTTTGGCCCAGACGGCACGACGCTAGGCGCGACGGGCGGCGCACAATCTACGACCCTGACTGAGGGCAACATCCCTAGTCATACACATTCGTTTTCAGCCACGACTAGCTCTAACGGCGATCACTCTCATACGTATGGCCTCAACAACCCGTTGAACGCTGCCGGTGGCGTATCGGCGTCGATTGCTGCCGGTAGTCAATTCACGACATCGACGGCGGGGGCTCACACTCATACCGTATCGGGGACGACCGGCGCGACGGGTTCCGGTACGGCGTTCTCAAATGTCCCGCCGGGCATCGTGCAAAACTGGATCATCCTGGCGCTGCCGGCAACGGCCAGCGCTGCAACGACCGGCGTCAACGGCCTGCTTTACCAGTGGTCAACGGGTACGACGGACACCAATCCGGGCAGCGGCAAGCTGGCGCTCAACAATGCTACGGTCGCGAGCGCAACACAGCTTTACATCAGTGAGACGGACGCGGCCGGCGCAGGCATGGGGCCGGTACTCGCGCTATGGGATGACAGCACCAGCACCATCAAGGGCACGCTGTACATCTACAAGGTCGGCTCGCTGTTGACGTTCGCGGCGTTCACGATCAGCGGCACAATGACCGATGGCGGGGCCTACGATAAATTTACACTGACGCATGTGGCGTCGGGTGGCACGTTCGTCGCGAACGATCAGCTTGCGGTTTTGTTTGTGCCCAAGGGGGACAAGGGCGACAGCGCTCAACTCGCAACCGATACGACGTGGCAGGCCAAGGGCGACCTCGCGGTTGCGACGGGCAACGACACCGCGACGATCCTGACCGTTGGAGCGGACGGGACTGTGCTGGTGGCAGACAGCGCAGAAGCAACCGGCGTGCGGTGGGCAGCAGTCAGCGGGACGGGCGATGTAACGGCGGCATCAGCCTTTGCAACGGACAACCGGCTAATCCGATCGGACGGAACCGGAAAGGGCGTGCAAGCGTCCGGCGTGACGGTTGATGACAGCGCGAACGTGTCGGGTATTGCTGCGCTGTCAGCCACGACAGTCGAGCTTGGTCACGCCAGCGACACGACGCTTGCACGCTCCGGTGCGGGCGACATCACGATAGAAGGCAACGCGGTCTATCGTGCGGGCGGAACAGATGTTCCTATTGCTGACGGCGGCACCGGGGCGAGCACGGCGGCAGGCGGGTTCCGCGCCTTGGCGGAGGGCATCAGCACCACGCAGGGCGCTATCCTTTACCGTGATGGGAGCCAATGGAGTGCCCTGGCTCCTGGTGTAAACGGACAGCTTTTGAGAACCAATGGCGCGGCTGCCAATCCGTCATGGGTATCGGCAGGCGGAACCGGCGACGTTGTCGGACCAGCCAGCACGACGGATAACGCTGTTGCACGGTTTGATGCGACAACTGGCAAGCTGATCCAAAATTCCGGCGTCATCATCGACGATAGCAATAATGTCTCCGGCGTTGGTACGCTCGCCAACGGCACGCAGACGACCACGTCAACGAACGCCAGCGCCTTGGCTGTTGGCGCCAACGGGGCGACCAATCCCGTTCTGAAAATCAATGCCAGTACGGCATTGGTCGCAACCGGCGTCGAGATCACGGGCGCGGCTGCCGCTGCTCGCGTTGCACTGGCGGCGATATCGTCCGGCACCGACGAGGGGTTGTCACTCGACGCTAAGGGTTCTGGCACCATTCGGCTCGGCGCGACATCAACGGGCGCGATCGAGTTTTCGCGCCCGGCCGTTCCAACGTCGAGCGACGGGGCAGCGCTCGGCACGTCGGCCCTCATGTGGTCGGATTTGTTCCTGGCGTCCGGCGCGGTCGTCAACTTCAACAACGGCAACGTGACGCTGACGCACGCCGCTGGGTCTCTGACTGTAGCGGGCGCAACGACAGTTTCGCTGGGCACATCTGCAGCGCTGACTACGGGCACGATCGAGCTAGGCCATGCGACAGCTAACACGCTATCAGCGGCGTCCGGCGACTTGTCGATCGAAGGCACGGTCTTGCAAAAGGCCGGCAAGCAGACGATCTGGGTTCCCGCAGCCGCCATGACCGCGCGCACAACCAACGGCGCGGCCTCCGGCACGACCGAGCTAGCGACGAATGACATCATGTTGCGGTCGTTCGATTTCGACACCACGACCGAGGAGGGCGTCGGGTTCATGATCGCGATGCCCAAATCTTGGAATGAATCAACCGTGACCTTCAAGGCGTTCTGGACGGCGGCATCTGGCTCGGGCGGCGTCGCGTGGGGCCTGGCTGGCTATGCGCTATCCGATGACGACGCGATGGACACAGCCGTGTCCGGTCAACAGATCGTCACGGATACGCTACTCACCGCGAACGACATGCACATCACGGCAGAGAGCAGCGCCATCACGATCGGAGGCACACCAGCAGAAGGGGATGTCGTATATTTCGAGATTACGCGCGAGGTGGCAAACGGCTCTGACACGCTGGCCGTCGACGCTCGATTGATCGGCATCCATCTCTATATCACCACCAACGCCAGCACGGATGCTTGAGCCATGCTGACATTGACAAATCTGGTTGGTTTTGGGGCTGGCGTATCGTCAGCGGCCAACCCGTCGCTCAGCTATATAGGCAACAACAGTCAGACAAGCTCTGCGACGAGCCACACCTTTTCCGCTCAATCAATCGGCGCCGCAGCGACAGGGCGGCGCGTCGTTGTCGCGTTCTCGTGCTATTCGGCATCGTCTGGCACGCTATCGTCAGCAACGATAGCAGGCGTGAGCGCTACAATTGTCGTTCAGGGCACCGGCACAACGACAATCGCCGGGTTGATCATTGCTCAAGTCGACTCCGGCACGACGGGCGACCTTGTTTTGAACTGGTCGAGTAGCAACCAGAACGTCGCCATTGCTGTATATCGAGTGGTAGACCTCAACAGTTCCACAGCGCATGCGACAGGGTCGGACACTGCTCTATCGAGCGGGAGTTATTCGTTCACGATGAACATCCCTGCGAACGGCGTTGCTATAATTAGCGCGGTTTCAATCGACGGCACGGCCTGGAGTACATACTCAACCGGATTCACCGAAAATTCGGACCAATTCGTAGCATCATCTAACGCGGCAGCTGCTGCAAGCGGCACTTTCGTTGCAGCCGAGACGCCGCACACGGCAACAGGAACGGCGGGGACAGGCACGCGCGGCGTTGCTGTTGGTGCCAGTTGGGGCAATTGACGATGCGCGAGCCGCCCCATCGTAGAGAGGTAGAAATTAGAGTTCAGTGGTTTGTGCGCAGCGGTGGCGTCTCGTGGGTGCGTGCTCAATGGACCGGGCAGCGCTGGGAAACCGAGCCTGGAGTCGAGCCATATGGCCGCGTGCTGGAGTGGCGTGAAATCAGAGGAGGTGATTGATGGCACTTTTTGCGCGGGTTGAGAACGAGCAGGTGATAGAACGTCGAGAACTGACCAGCATTCCGCCGCACAAGGCGGCGTTGTGGCTGCCGGTGGTGATCGAGGGCAGCGGCTCAAAGGAGCAAATGATTGTCGAGGCGGACCGTGTGCGCATCGTGCGCAGCGTGCCGCCCGTGACCGTTGAACAAGTCGCGAATGAGCGCGACCGACGCCTAGCGTTTGGGTTTGATTACAATTTCGGCGGCGCACGCGGCACGCATCACATCGGCACGACAAAACGCGACCTTGAGGGCTGGTCAGAGGTATCGACCTATGCCGGCGCGCTGATCGATTCCGGCGACCTTGCGACACAGATTGCCATTGCTACGGACACCGGCCCGTGCCTCGTGACTGCGCCAGAATGGCGCGCGGTCGAAATCGCGTCGGCATCATTCAGGCAGCCCCTATGGGCCAAATCGTTCGCGTTGATGGCTCGATCACCCATCCCTGCGGATTATACCGATGATCGCCACTGGACATGATGAACTGACGGCGAAAGTCGTTGAAAACTTGAAAAAACGGCACCCGACGCACACGACAGAAGTTCGCGCCGAGACGCTGCCTCCCGAAGTTACCGATCTTATCACAGAGATGGCCAGCCAACTGGCGAGGATCAATCTTGAGTTGATCGACGCCAAGCAGCGGCTTGCGGCTATTGAATCGATCGAGATCGACAAGCGACTGTTGAAGGGGGCGGCATGAACATCTCAGAGCGCGGGCTCGATCTGATCCGAGAATTTGAGGGCTACCTTCGTCCGCTGAAAGACGGCGGCTGCATCGCCTATCGCTGCCCGGCTGGTGTCTGGACGCTGGGATGGGGCTGCACCAAGGGCATTAAGCCAGGGATGACCTGGACTAAGCAACAGGCTGTGGAAGGCTTGCGCCGAGAACTGGCCGAGTGCGAGGCAGCAGTTACGCGGCTTGTGACAGTGCCAATTCACCAGCATCAGTTCGACGCACTGGTGAGCTTCGCGTACAACTGCGGCGTCGGTGCGCTGGGCAAGTCAACGATCCTCCGCAAGCTCAACCGTGGCGACGCGGAAGGCGCGGCGTCCGCATTCGAGATGTGGAACAAGGCGACGGTGAACGGTAAGCGGGTGGTGTTGCGCGGCTTGGCGCGGCGGCGAGCTGCGGAGAAGGCGCTATTCCTTACCCCGCCCGAGGATGCCGAGCCCGAGCCGATGGCACAGAAAGTGGAGGAGCCGCCCGCCGTGTCCCCCGGCGCTGCGGCTGTGGGCGGTACTGGCCTCATCGGCGGTGGTGCGCTCCTGGCTGATCCTGCCGGGGTTACGTCGACAGCCGTCGCCGTAAAGGCCAATGCAGGACAACTCCTGTCCGGCGTTGATCTCGCTCTGTGGGGCGTCCCGCTGGTGATCATATTGGGCGTGCTGGCGTACCTGTGGTGGAGCCGCAAGCCATGATGTTCCTCCGATCATTATCGGGTCAGATCACGGTGGTGGTGGTGGCCATCGGTGCCGTGTTCGGCTGGGTGGCGTCGATCAAGAGTAAGGCAGTGAACGAGGAGCGTGCGCGCGTCGAGCAAAAGAGCAACGAGAATGCTAAAAAAGCCGATGCTGCTCGTCGCAGCGCTAGCAAGCTTCCTGCTGACAGGCTGCGCGACAAATTTTGCCGGGACTGCTGACAGCTCGTGCAAGGCGTTCCAGACGATCGCCATGAGCAAGCGCGACACCGACGAGACCAAGCGGCAGATCATCGGCCACAACCGGGCCTATGAGGCCATCTGCCCGGCGCGGGAGCGCGGCAATGGATGAGCGACTGGCTATCATATCAGATTGGG